GTATGCCAAGCAGATCAACCGCGAGATTTACCAGCAGGACGTGGTGGCTCTTCAGAACCTCTCGCACATCCAGAACATTTCGATGAATGCGCAGGACATGCAGCTGATGGAGCAGTTGAACATGGGACTCGACGATGTGGCCCGTTTCTACGCCACTCCGCGACCCCTGCTGATGCTCGACACTAACTCGCACTACAACGACTACACGAACGCCACGATGGAGTACCTACAGCGCACCATTGCGCCCGACGCTGTGGAGATTGAGAACGAGTGCAACCGCAAGCTGCTGTCGGTGTATGACTTCGGACGGCGACGCTTCCACCTGTGCGAGCAGCCCCTGTTGCGCATGGATAAGAAGGCACAGGCCGAGGTGGACGAGAAGCGACTGCGCACGGGTACGGCGACGGTGAACGAGCTGCGCAAGCAGTACGACATGCCAGCCGTGAAGGACGGTGACATCGTGTACGTCATCACCAACCTGGCAGAGCTGGGCAGTCCGAAACTGCGCGACGTGGCTGGTGGCGGCAGACCGACCACTCAGGAACCGCAACAGCCGACACCGCCAAAGGATGGCGAGGAAAAGAAGGTATAGATTCTTTGGCAAAGAATGTATAGGTTTTTCTGGAAGAAGGTATAGGTTTTATGGCATAAAAGGTATAGGTTTTTGAGACAATGAACGAACCATATAGAATCAGAACGGCGGTTGCGCCGGAGCCGTTGAGCCGCGACGAGGTGAAGGAATACTTCGAGCGCAAGGCGCGAAATCACGCGGTAAACCCAGAACGCAATTCTGCCCGTATAATGAAACGATAATTTTTTTAACGAGATAAGAAAATGAAGCAAGTTAGATTTGTACCACTTGAGGACTGCCAGTTGCAAGTCCGAGAGCCACAGGAGGGTGAACAGGAAAGCCGCACCGTCGTGGGAATGCCCATCGTGTACGGTGTCCGTTCTGTGAACCTTACTCCGTGGTCGGAAGACCGCGAAGTCTATGAAGTGCTGGAGGCTGGTTTCATCACCCCCGAACTGCTTCAGCGGTCGGACGTGATACTCAATCTGAACCACTCCACGAAAGTACCCGACGTGCTGGGTCGCTACCGCAACTCAGAGCGTGACACCCTATCGCTCGACCTCGTGCCCCAGGGCATGAAGTGCCGTTGCACGTTCCCGCACACCAACAATGCCAACGATACGCTGGAACTGATGAAGCGTGGCGACATCACCGGCATGTCGTTCGCATTCACCGACGATCCCCACAACCGCGAGAGTGTTATCCTCGAACGCACAGCCGAGGTGAGTGCAGCCGGTAAAGAGATTTGGATTCGCCGTGTGAAGCGTGCCACTGGCTTCTATGACGTTGCCATCGTGACCCATCCTGCTTACGAGCAGACCAGCGTCGTGACCCGCGAGTTTGCCGACGAGATCATGCGCCAGATTGATGAGCAGATAGAGGCTCACAAGCGCGAATGTGACGACGACGACGAAGCCAAGCGTGCTGCCGAAGAGGAAGCCAAGAAGAAGGCTGAGGAAGAGGAAGCCGCCAAGCGTGAAGCCGAGGCAAAGGCCAAGGAGGAGCAGGAAGCCCGCGAACTGGAAGAGCAGGAGCAGCGTTTCCGCGAACAGCAGGCTATGCGTTTGCGTGCCCAGCACCGCCGTCGTGAAATCGACATAGAATCACTTATTTATTAACCCTTATAAAAACGTTTTTATCATGAGTAAAATGACAAAAGCACAGATCGAGAAGCGTCAGTTGGAAATCATGAACGCGCTCTCTGACATGGATGAGAAGACCAACGTGCGTGAGGCTAAAATCCGCACCCTGACTTCTGAGGAGCAGAAGGAAGAGCGTGAGAAGCTGATGGCAGAGCAGCGCGAGCAGGATCGTCAGTACGACAATCTTCTCCGCGAGTCAGAAGGACTGTCAGCCCGCGCAAAGGCTATGGCAAGCGGTGCTGAACTCGCCAAGATTCAGACCCGCGAGGACAAGGGCAAGGAGTTGCGTGAGATGATTGCCGACTGCTTCACCCACAAGCGTGCAGCCAATGCCACCACCATCCTCGCCAACGCTGTAACCACAGGCGGCGACCAGAACACTACCGGCAACCTCGAAGCAGGTGGCTTGATCCCCGTGGAGATTCGCCCCATCATCGACACTAAGGTGCCCGGCATTGAACTGCCCGACGACCTGAAGATGCTGACCGGCGTGACTGGTACACAGGTTATCCCTTACTCTATCAACGACGTGAAGTTCACCATCGAGGGTGAGGTGACCAAGGTGGCTGAGCAGAAGCTGGACTTCGCCAACATCAAGACCAACCCCCAGCGTGTCGCTGCATCGGTTCCCGTATCACGTCGTGCCGTCGCTCAGGCTGCATTCGACATCATCGCCTTCTTGACCTTCAAGTTCCAGAAGGGTTGGGCCATCTTCCGTGCTCAGCACGTCTATGCTCACGGCGTATTCGACAAGCTCGACATGCCGTTCGCTAAGGTTGACATCGTTGAGCTGACTCTTGACGAGAACATCGGTAAGAACATCGCCAAGGAGATTGCCAAGATGTATGACCTCGGCTTCGAGGGTGAGCCCGAACTCATCATGGACAAGACCACCGAGGTTGACCTGAAGTTCACGAAGCTCATCCCCGGCACCACCGACTCTAACCGCACCGTCGTACAGGATGGCCAGTGCGTAGGCTACCGTTACAAGGTAAGCCCATACATTGACTACTCGTTCGACGCTGACGGCATCGGCACGAAGGACTTCGCTGACCCAGACACCAAACTGGTTCCTATCCGCTACATCGGTATCGGTCACTTCGGCTACCTGAACGAGCAGGTGTACGCTGATGGCATCGAGTTCAATGTGGACGGAACAAGTCAGGAAAACTTTGACAGAAATGTCATTGCCCTGGGCATGGGTCTTGACTACTCACTCGTTGAAATGTCAAGCAAGGTCAACGGCAACACCTCTGGCAAGCCCCAGGCCTTCAAGCTCATCAAGCTCGTGGATCCTGCTTCTTTGAGCGACATCTAAACTCTCTCGCTCTCCACTTCTGGGATTAGTTCCTGCCGATTGGTCGCCCCGATGCGCAGCAAAGGTCGTCGGCCAATCGGTCCCCAGAGGGAAGAATATGTAATTATAAAATGGTAAAACTGTCAAACTGATAGACATGCTAAGACTCGACAAACTCTTTTTCGATGCCATCACAGCCGATGCGGAATTGATGCAAGCCGTTGGCGGTCGCGTGAAGTCCACATGCTTCGAGGTCTCACCTGAAGAGACGGACAACACACCGCTGCCGTATATCCTGATTCTGGACGAAGGAAAGCAGCCGTCCGCAACGACGAAGGATGACGAGTGGATGCCGTGTGTGTGGCGTGTCGGGGCTGGCGTTGAAGTCGGGGCCAAAAGTCCTAACGAGGTAGATACGTTGGTGATGATGGCAATGAAAGCTATTGCCAACTACGTGGAAGGTCTCGCCGTGAACAGCGAGGATATACCCTATCTTTGCGAGGGATTCCCACAGACACAAGGCGTGTCTTGGGACTGGACAAAACCCTGTTATTTCGACGTGGCCCACTATCAGTGCGACATAGACTATACGGACAATGAGCAAGATTAAAGGTCAAAACTTCAAGACGTCTTGCGCGTTGGTGGCTGACGAGACTAACTGCACCGTCACCGTCCAGGGTAACACCGAAGACACCACGACGAAGAGCGACACAGGGCTGTTTGCAAAGAATACAGTTGTGTCTAAGCAGTGGTCAGTCCAGACGGACACCTACCAGGCCGAGACGTCCCAACTCCGTGCGATTATCACCGCGTTCAACACTGCCGCTGCTATCAGCGTCGGTTGGACGGCTACCGGCTCAAACGTTAGCCGAAGCGGGCAGGCACTTCTCAATGATTTCACCATGCAGTTCGACGATCGTCAGACCGTCCAGTGTCAACTTCAATTCCAAGGTACAGGAGGCCTTAGTTAAGCTATGAAGAAAGGTCAATATATCAGATTATTGCTGGCGACTTCTGCGAACCCGACTAAGGTGATTGCAGCCGCCAAGACGATGCAGCTTCACGGCTCCGCCACTACCGAGGAGAGTTCGACCAAGGACACCACCGGCGACGACTTGGAGTATGAAGTGACTGGACTGAGTTATGACATCAGCGGCAGCGGCCTCGTGCTGAGTACCGACGACTCTCTGAATACGGGTGCCAACTCTGCCAACGACGTGCTGACGATGCTTGGCGACACCACGCTGTACTGGCGTATATGCCTCATGGAGGGTACGAACAACCGTACCGTGGTGGCCGAGATTGCCAGCGGTCAGGCTAAACTGACGCAGTGGAGTGCTCAGGCTCAGAACAAGCAGAACGTAACGTACAACTACCAGCTGACTGGCTTCGGCGCACTGGCCGTCGGAAGCGACAGCGTGAGCAGCGGTACAGACTAAATCTCTTTCAGTGGCCGCTCGCATTCATTATCTTACTTTCCTCCTTTCATTTTAAAGTGCGGGCGGTCATCTTTATTCATTATTATTTATTCATTATTATTTAGGGCGCAGCCCGCTAATCCCAGGAACAATGAACCCAGAAGTTAAAATTACCATCACCGTTTTTCGTGACGGAAAGCCAACACCAGTCGAAGTTAAGATGCGCTATTGCGCAGCCACTGAGACAGGCTTTGAAACCTTGTCCGGCAAGTCGTCAGGCATCTTCATACCGACACCTATCGAGTTTGACAAGGACGGCAAGGCCATTAGGTATAATCCACCGACAGCCGTTACCGACGACTACATCAAACTCGGCCTCGCCGCCATCATCGCAGCATACGGTCGCACAGACCAGACGCCACCAATCACCGCCGAGGACATTCTATTCGACGCCCCGCCTGAAGAGGTGATTGCGCTGATTGATACCGTCACCAAGATCCGTAAGGAGTGGTACGTCATGCCGAACGTTGTACCAGCCAGCGAGACTGACGAACATCCAAAGGCCGATGACGCAAAAAACGCCCAACCGCCTGCGAAACGTTCCAAACGGTCGTAGGCGAAATCGGACGAGATCGCCGAGAGTACCTCTACGAAATGAGCTACTGTGACATTGTGCTCATCATTCGTGGCTACCGCAGGCGAAACATCTTGCAATACCAGCTGCAACGCCTACAAGCCTACTACGCATTCTATGCGATGCGCGAGAACAAGGACGGCACCCAGCCGGAGGACTTCTTACCGCTCTATATTGACAATTACAAAGAGACAAGCCGTTATGTCAGCGATGAAGAAATTGACGACGAGCTGAAACTCATTAATGATTATAACAAGAACATCAACAACAATGATTAAGATAAAATTCAACGAGCTGCCGGTTAAGAACATTGACGGCACCATCACCAAGGAACAATGGGCCGAAAATATCGGCAATATCTTCTTTCGTTTGGCGGATAACGTGGCTGAGCACGACCTGGCTGTGAAGATTTACCATGAGGGTGAGGACGGCACCGAACTCAGCGACAAGGAGGTGAACATCCTGAAGCAGAAGGCCAAAGCCCTGAAATACTTCTTGCAAATCGCCATCAACGAAGCTATCGGACAACAGCCCAAAGCCCAAGAAGAAATGATTGGCTAAATGTACTTTTCATTATATATATAGGTTTTTCATAGTAATAAGTTTTTTGGTTACAACAGAGGTAGTAATTTAAAGTTAGAAAGAAGTCCCCCAGCCGTGAGGTTCGGGGATTTTTTGTGTTGGTCGGTAAACTTTTGCGCGGTTTATCGCCGTAATGTGTATGGCATCAATAAAGACAAGTGCATTTGAAGTTGACGGGCTGGTGCAGCAAAGGAAAGAGCTGGACGCC